ACGTTCGGCATCGTAGAAGTAGTTCTTCACGTTTGGGCCTTTGGCCGCGTTGATCACTTTCATTTTGTTCCCCTTAGTTGCCCCCCGTAGGGGGCGGTTAGATTAGATTGCTTCGATGCGCTGACGACCCAACCCCTCGTACATACGGTCACTAAAATCGTTACCAATGTCTGCGGTCTGCATTGTGTCAGGGCGGTCTGTATATTCTTTGCCTTCGGATATTGATTTAGTTACCGTAAATTCAATCATGCCTTTATCAATGCTAGTAATAACGCCTTCGATGTAGCAGTCAGTGCGTGAGATGAAGTCATAAGAGCGGATGTTCTGGCCGGTTTGAAAGTTAGTCATTTTTGTTTCCCCTGGTGTATCTCGTTAGTGAGGTACTATTATAGCGTCAACCTGGAATTGACCTAACAATACGAGTGACCGCAAAGGCTCAAACGGTCACGCACAAAAAAGCCCACCGAAGCGGGCTGTCTGCTTACTGCTTACTGCTTATTACTCTTTGCGTTCTAAATGCTTTTCCAAGTGCGCCATAGCCCTCCAAGCTACTTGCTCCCAGTCCCCGTCAATCATGTGACGCATCATTGCATCCAACTCGTCTCCAGAAAGAGGTCGATCCCAGTGCAGCGTCTCGCGTGTCTGCCCGTGCTGAATGCCGCCCGCAAGCGATACCTGGGCTACCGCAGCAATGGCTCGTGGGAAGTAGGCAAAGAAACCAGAATAGACTGGTATGTTCTTTCTTTGCTGCGCGTTAACTGGCAGCTTAAACGGCACGATGTGCTGCACCGATTGGCTCTGCTCTGCCGCTGCTTTGTTAGTTTCTATAGCTGTACACTCTTCTTGTAGTCGCTTCCACTTTGTTGTTACGTCTTTATTTTTCATCAACACTTCCTCCACATTTTATACAACTCAAATAAATTTCTACTCGCTCCACTCGCTGGTCGCCATAAGACTCCATGTTCACCTCACGTTCCGCATAGACATCGTGCTTATCGATGCCACCGCACCGCTCACAGTCGTAGTCGAACAAATCCTCTTCTTCTTCTTGCTCATCGACCACGGGCTTATTGAATATTGCGTCGAAGTTTGCAGAGAACTGAGCGTGATCAGTTGGTCGTTGCTTGCTACCTTTTCCCATTACATATCTCCCCAGTTGTCAGGATCGAGGGGGTCAGTGTTTGGCCCGATGTCTAATGTTGCCCACTCGATGTTGCTTAAATTGTTTGCAGCCTCAAATATCCAACGTGCCGCCTCAGTGGTGTTGACCTTCACTGTCCGATAACGGTGACCCGCATCGGATCGCATAGCGCCGTCTTGAAACATGTTGTCGAACGACTTCATACGCTTCCAGAAAGGTGCCTCCTTCATCGGAACCTCAAACTTATTTGATCGGAGGCTGCTTACATATATGTCGTATATTTCAGACTTTGGAGCCTCTTCACCGAAGTTCACCACGTTGCCTGCTACGCGGTTCTCACGCATCTCGCCGGTCTGCAAGCAGTTGTAAATCCATGCGGTGACGTTATCCAAAGCCTCTAACTTCTGATCTGTAAGCGCCTCAGTTTGCGGCACCAGGCGTAGGTTGATATTTGTCAGGTCGAAGTTACGCAGGTAATGGATCAGCGCGTTGGCCCCACCGGCCTCATACCACGCGGTAAGACCGGCAAAGTATTCGCTGTCCTGCTGCCTAGAGTTGCCGACATCAAAAACGGCAAACCTTCTTTCATCGAGACTTGCAGGAACAACGTAGTCTTCGTTACTGGTAAACAGGATGCGGGTGTAGTTTGGCGCTGTGTAGCTATCGACACCCTTGCGCTCGATCTGAATCTTGTCGTTGGTCAGCAGGTCTTTCAGCGCACCCTCAGAGGCTTTTGCGCCAGCCCAGTAAGCCTCATCGGCTTGCAGCAGAAGCGTGTCTTCGAGGTGCCGGTTAAAGTTGCCGGTGATGTGTTCAGCGCGGCTAACTATCTTGTGATGTGCAGCGACTAGGCCACCCAGCATCTCACCGAACTTGGTCTTGCCTGTGCCTTTACGGCCTCTAAGCACAAGCCCGACACCAACCTTGGTCATGGGCTTCTGGATCATCTGCGCGGCCCACGCGACTATATAGTTGGCGTATACAGCGTTGCCGTCAGCGACCACATCGGTGACAAAGTCCAGCCACGGCTGCACATCACCCTCCCTCGCTTCGTAACTCCAACCCCGCCACAGGTTGTAGCGTTGAAGCACCTGCATGTCTGGGGCAAAAGTAAGGCCAGCCGCATAGGTTCTGCGCTCTGGGTGTTCAAGCCACATATCTACTAGATTAATTAGCTTGGGCTTTTCATCGCCCGACAAGACCCGACAGTTCATGTGTTCTTTCTTCAGATCGTCTAGCTTGTACAGCACCAGATTGTCTTTGTTCAGGTCTTCACGCATCACACGCGCCGACCCTTCGACATGCACAAAGGCCCACTCTCTGAGCATCTTAGGTAGCCGCTCTTCCTTGATCTCTTCACGCACAGCCTCAACCTCCATAGCCTTCACGCTGGCGAGGGTTACTGGCGTCTTGCTGCTGCTATCAAAGGTTGCGTACCTGCGCTCACACTGCCCGTCGATGTACGTCTCACCGTCAGATGACCAGTCGTCCCAGATCATCCAGCCTGTGTCGTCACCATCGAAGTGGTGATGCAGCGCCATGCCTACCCTCACCCACTCGTCGTGATGACAGTTCGCATCAACCGATTCTAGTAATTGACGGACGCCTTGTTCATCTACATCCATCTTGGGCCGAAACATAGACAGGTCATCTGGGTCTATCTCAGCGGCAGCCATACCCTTTCGGGCCAATTCCCAGCCGTCCTGCTGCCCCGCGATCTCTTCAAAATAGGCAATAAATGCTTCTGCCTGCTCTTTTGTGATAATCGGCAACTCGCTGTGAGATACATCGGCAATGCTCTTACCTCTCACCCACTTGTAAGGCTCGTTGGTCGCAGGATGTATGCCGTAAGCCACAAACTGCTGCCCGTCTGCTAACACCTCAACGGCGTGTTTAGAGCCGACCTCATCCTCATATTCACAGGATCGAATCTTAGAAAAGCCGCCCTCAACTCTAAAAGGTAGGATGCACTTCGGCGCTTGGCCTACTCTCGTTAGCGACCTGCCGATATTTTCATCTACCCACTTGAGCAGCTTGTAATTCACATCTCTATTTAAGCAGTCGATATCAACTGCAACTGTGTTTCGGCAGAGAACGCCTACACCACCATCAGCGTGACCATTCCCAAGCCACTTATCTACATCTTCGTGAGTGGCCCTGATGTCCTGCCACCCTTTTAACATGGGCGCTTTTTTGCCCTTCATTATGGGAACAATTTCGTAGCCGTTATCGACTAGCTGATGGCCGTGTTGCTTTAAAAACGCCATTGCGTCACCTCTTCACTTCACATTTTGAATTTATTTTTTTAATTGGTTTGCAAGTATCGCCCAGTGGTCGCAGTAAGCTGAAAAAGATAAAAGCTTCACCGACATCCAATGCGCTATGGGTGACGCGATGCGGGTCACCTTCTCAACCGCTCGCCAGTACCAAATTCCCGCAACCTCTTTAATTCTTTCTAGACGTTTCATAAATGACCTCGCTCGACTGTTCATAATCCGCAACGATGTCTGGACACATCCGTTTCCACGACACCACGCCTTTTGCCATTAGTTCCATTTGCAACGCTCTATGGGCTGGAACAACCCCTGTTTGTCGCCACTTACTCAACGCCTGCTTGCTTACGTCCAGGCGACGAGCCAGGGCGTTGCAGTTTTTCACGCCAGAAGATTTCACCACATCATCAATCGCTGACCGCACTTCATCAGCAAACTCGCTAACAAAATTCATACTTATTGCCTCTTAACTAAATTGTTTGTCGTTTTGGAGTTGACACAATAGAAATTTATTTTTAAGGTGTCAACCACAGATACAAAAAGTTAGTAACTAAATTGCTCAATGAGGTTTAAAGTGATGAAACATGCATTATTAGGTGCTAGTAAGGCTCACCGATGGATGACCTGCCCTGGCTCCATCAGCCTGGAGTCAACATTTCCAGAGCAAGAATCTTTCTATGCCGCCGAAGGAACAGCCGCACACGCTCTAGCTGAAGAGTGTCTACTCAAACAAAAACCACCAGAACATTTCATAGGCGTAGAGTTTGAAGGCTTTATCGTCGATGCAGATATGGCTAACCATGTCGCAACATATGTGGACTTCTGCAATAGCCAAGAATCTGACGAGGCTCATGTTGAACTTCGTGTTGACTACTCAGAATGGGCCGCTGGCGGCTTCGGAACGGCAGATTATGTGGTGCTTCACGATGGCGTTCTGCACGTTATAGATTTGAAGTACGGCCAAGGCTTAAAGGTCAACGCCAATCGTAACGAGCAACTTATGCTGTACGGATTAGGCGCAGCTTATGAGTTCATTGACAAAGTCGATACGGTGAGCATGACCATCGTGCAGCCACGACTTGATCACATCGACACCTACTCTATGCGGGCCAAAGACCTGTTCACATGGGCAAACGATGTTGTTAAGCCAGCAGCGCGTAGAACTATGTCTCCAGACCCAACATATAACCCCAGCAAAAAGGCGTGTCATTTTTGCAAAGCCAAGCCAACTTGCAGAGCGTTAGCTGAACACAACTACTCTTTAACGCTAAGTAATTTCGACAATCTTGAAGAGCCTCTGCTCGTCCAAGTGCCGCACACCTTAAATGTTGAAGAGATCAGTAACCTTTTACCCAAAATGGACGCACTGATTTCGTGGGCGCAAGGGGTTCAGAAACACGCGCACAAGCTGCTGCTTGACGGCGGCATTTTACCCAACCACAAATTGGTTGCGGGCCGTGGTCAGCGCAAGTGGCTCGACACAGAGATTGCAGAGGAACAACTAATTCAGATGCTGGGCAATGATGCTTATGTGTCAAAACTAATTTCGCCAACCCAAGCTGAAAAAGCACTGGGAAAAGCGAGATATGGTGAGATCGTCGATCTTATCCATAAACCCGAAGGTCGGCCAACACTCGCGCAGGACACTGATCCACGCCCTGCTGTTAAGCCAGAAGCAGCCGATTTTTTTACTGATATATCTAATGAGGAAAAGTCCTAATGACTACAATCACGCTTAAAAATGTACGCTTATCATTCCCACAAATCTGGACTCCGAAGGCATATGTAGAGGGCCAAACAGCTAAATACTCAGCAAATCTATTGCTCGATAAAGATGGCGACAAAGAACAACTCGACCAGCTTAAAAAAGCGATAAAGCAAGCCGCAACGGTTAGCTTTAACGGCGAGATACCAAAGGGTTTGAAGACCTTTTTGGGGGACGGCAATGAAAAAGCATATGACGGCTATGAAAATGCAATGTTTGTTAGCTGTTCCAGCCGCCAGCGGCCAAGCACCATCGACCGCGACCGAGTTCAGTTGGTTGAAGAAGACGGAAAGCTGTACGCCGGTTGCTATGTAAACGCTGCAATTTCACTTTGGGTACAAAACAACACATGGGGCAAGCGCGTTAACTGTAACTTGTTAGCCCTTCAGTTCGTGAAAGACGGCGAAACTTTTGGGGCTGGTGGCGTGAAAGTCGAAGAGATGTTTGACGATATTTCTTCTGAACAAGCAGATGACGCTGCTGATGATGATTTTCTTAGCTGAGTAAGTTGATCGGGGCTGCGTGTCAGCCCCTTTTTTTGAGGTTTTTATGAAAGCAACTTTGTCTTATCCATACGTTGGTTCTCGATACCCAGACCTATCTGGCAAAAGTGTCGTTATCAAAGAGATCGCGGAACTTGCAGACATCCCATACGCCCTGCTGAAGAACCGCATGGGTATGAAGAAAAAAAGGGCTGGCACCATACGTTCCGTTTTTATCGAAGACAAAGACCTTGATCCAAAAAAACGCAACAAACCATCAAAAAAGCAGCGTCTAAGTTACCAGAGTGCCATCAACACTTTATCAACTGAGTGGTTAAAGAGACCGATAATATGAAAATCTCAATCGATTTTGAGACATACAGCGAATGCGATATTTTCAAGGCTGGGGCTTATGCCTATGCCGATCACCACAGCACTAAGGTTCTATGCCTTGCTTACGCCGTCGATGACGGTGAGCCAAAACTGTGGACACCTGATATGCCAGTCCCAACAGCACTGTTTAATTTAATAACAGGCGGCGCTGTTTTGTGGGCGTGGAATAGTTTTTTTGAGATGAGCATTTGGAGTCAGGTACTAGGCTGGCCCGAAGTGCCTATAAGCCAGTGGCGAGATACCGCAGCCCTTGCAGCCGCACAGGCTTACCCCCGTGCATTGGGAAAATGCGGCGAGGCGCTTGGCCTGACTGGTGATGCCGCAAAGTCTAAGCGCGGCAAGCTGCTTATCCAGAGGCTGTGCAAGCCTTATCGCGGTGAGCGCAGGAAAGACCCAGAACTATTTAAAGAATTGTGCGACTACTGCCTCCAGGACGTTGTAGCCGAGCGTGAAATACGAAATAAATTAAGACCACTGCGTGGTATTGAAGAACAAGTGTGGATCGTGGATCAGTTAATTAACTGGCGCGGCGTAAGACTTGACCGCGACTCCATTTTCAACGCGCTGGACATCATCGATAAGCACTCACTTGTGCTGAACGCACAGGTTAAAAAGATAACCAACAACCAGATGGATTCAACAGGGTCACGCGCCAAGTCCATGATGTGGATTGAGCAACAGGGTTACACCATCGCAAGCTACGACAAAGCCGCTATTGCAGAGGCTATGTCAGACGATTCATGCCCCGAAAACGTCAAGAAATTTCTTGAAATAAGGCAGGCATTGTCACGCTCCAGCACCAAGAAATATGAATCGATGAAGACCCTTCTGGGTGGCGATGGCCGCGCACATGGTGTGCTGATGTATCACGGCGCTGCAACAGGACGCTGGTCAGGCAGAGGCTTCCAGCCGCAAAACTTACCGCGACCCACCATCAAAGATGTTGATGCGGTCATTGAGCAAATGACTCTGCGAGAGCCAAGTGAGATTGACGGTGAGCCGATGGAGTCGTTAGCCAGTTGTCTGCGCGGAATGTTGATTGCATCTGAGGGTAACAGGCTAGTCGTGTCTGACTACTCAAGCATTGAAGCGCGTGTTCTTTCCTGGCTTGCAGGCCACTACGATGCACTCGACATTTTTAAAGATAACAAAGACATATATAAGTACACAGCCGCTGAGATGTACGGAATAGCGTACGGCGATGTGAATTACGACCAACGCTTTGTCGGCAAAGTAGCCACGTTGGCCCTTGGATACCAAGGCGGCGTGAGAGCGTTCCAGAAAATGTCTGAGGCTTACGGAACTGAGGTTACTGAAGATCAGGCACTTAAAATTCGCAACGACTGGCGTGAGGCCAACGACCCAATCGTGAAATTGTGGGTGAAAGTTGAGAAACAAGCCCGCAACGCCATTAGCTATAAAGACAACCGTGATGTTGACTATGAGTGTGCCAAGGGCGCGTTTAAATTTGTGAAGGGCGACCTCCTTTTCAGATTACCCAGCCGCCGAATTTTGTCGTTTCCGCAAGCCAAATTTGTAGAAGGTGATCGCGGTATGGATTTGGTCTACAACGGCATGAATAACCACACGCACAAATGGGGTCAAATTAAAGCCTATGGCGGCTCACTCGTTCAGTCGATCACACAGGCTGTCGCCAGAGACCTTCTTGCTGAAGCAATTCTAAGACTTGAAAAAGCAAACTATCCAATTGTCCTTCACGTTCACGATGAAATCGTGGCCGATGTGCCTAATGGCTTCGGGTCTCTGGCTGAATTTGAAAAACTAATGTGCGTTTTGCCTGACTGGGCTGTAGGTCTGCCAGTAACAGCGGAAGGCTACGAAAGCCAACGGTATCGAAAGTGAGAGAGTCTTACATCGAAACGAAGGTAACTCAGGCCGCAAAGGCTAACGGGTGGCTATCTTATAAATGGGTATCACCCTCTCAGCGTGGAGTTCCAGACCGCATGTATTTTAAGAATGGATCATTAGTGATCGTTGAGTTTAAAGGGCCAGGTAAGCTACCGACCCCTTACCAGCAGGCAATCCATAGAAAGTTAAAGGCTGTCGGCTTTATCGTACATATCATAGATGATATTGAAAAAGGGAAAGCGTTGCTATGTTAGACCGCAAAAACCTACACGCTTATCAGGAAAAGGCTGTTGATTTTGTTTTATGTAATTCGGGAGCTGCACTCTGGATTGACATGGGTTTAGGAAAAACCGTGTCCACCCTCACAGCCTTATCTGATTTAAAGCGTGATAAGAAGATAAAAAAGACGCTAGTCATTGCTCCGTTGCGCGTTGCAACGCACACATGGCCGACTGAGATAGCTACATGGTCGCATATCGACATGCGATATACAGTCTTAGCAGGACTTACAGCACCAAAACGTCTTAACGCTCTGGACGATGACACAGACCTGCACATAATTAACCGCGAGAACATTCCGTGGCTGGTCGATCAACTGGGCCAGTCGTGGCCTTACGACTGCGTTGTTATCGACGAAAGCAGCAGCTTTAAATCTCACACCTCAAAGCGATGGAAGGCGCTGCGGAAGGTTCTGGGCAAGGTTAAGCGCATGGTGCAGCTAACAGGCACACCGGCACCCAACGCGCTGCTAGAACTGTGGCCGCAACTGTACTTGCTCGACCAGGGGCAGCGCCTGGAGAAGACCAGAGGCAAGTTCTTAACAAAGTATTGCACGTTGGTCGGCAACCCGCAGTGGAACCAGTGGGCTGTCAAACCTGATCGAGCAGATGCGATTCACCGCGCAGTTGCTGACGTTGTTTTACGCATGAATGCCGATGACTATCTCGACTTGCCAGAGCGCATAGATATTAATGTGCCTGTTGTTTTGCCGCCAAAGGGCCGCAAAGCCTATGAGGATATGAAGCGTGATTTTCTAGTCGCATATGACGGCGGTGATATTCTTTCTGTTAACGCTGCCGTTCAGTGCAACAAATTGTTGCAAATATGCAACGGTAACCTATATACAGAAGATGGGGACTTTATTAATATACATGCCGCAAAGTTGGACGCGCTTATTGACATCGTCGAAGCCGCCAACGAGCCAGTCTTGATCGCTTATTCGTACAAAAGCGACCTCTCAAAAATAAAAGGCGCAATCCCTTACGCTGTCGTTTTAGACAAAGACCCCAGCGTTATCGATAGATGGAATAAAAAACAGATTCCGGTTCTGCTCACCCACCCTGCTTCCGCAGGCCACGGGTTGAATTTGCAGAAGGGTGGCAGCCTGATCGTGTGGTACGGGCTGTCCTACAGCCTTGAACTTTACCAGCAGTTTAACGCGAGACTACATCGCCAGGGGCAAACAAAGCCCGTGCGCGTAATGCATTTGCTTGCCGAAAATTCGGCAGACTATGCGGTTCTTGATGCTTTAAAAAATAAATGTGAGACACAGGATTCATTATTGAATGTGGTCGAGCAGCTAAGAAAAACTGAAATAAGAGACTAGAGAGACAAATGATCAGACCGTATTACACCATGCAGGAACTTGCAGAGATTATGTCGATGAGCCTTAAAGGCTTACACAATGCGCTGCACAATAAACAGTTCCCCATCCCAACGTACAAGTTGGGTAAGCGCAGAGTGGCAGACAAGGAAGTTGTAGAGCGTTTTTTTGATCAGAAACGCTCTGAGGGCATGGATAGGATGGCTGAAAATTAGTTAGACAGCATCGCCAAAACCTTTTTTGGTGTGAGGTGCGTGTAGCGTTTGAGCATGTTCAAGTCCTTGTGACCGCTGAACAGGCTCACTGTCATCGCATCTAAACCTCTTTCAAACAAGCGGCTGCATCCTTCATGGCGCAAGTCGTGCCAGCGGATTTCACCTACACCGGCTTTCTCACGCGCTTTTCTGAAGGCATTTGACACGCTGTCGCCATCATATGGAAATATAAACTTCTCTTCGCCAGACACGGAAATCTGCTTTTTGATAATTTCTACCGCTTCTGGCAGCAAAGGCACCCGCTCGTCACGTTTTTTCTTCGGGTGTTTACGCCGTCGAATTAACACCGATTCTTCACCCTCAGTCAGATCAAGATCATCCCACTCAAGACGCACAACCTCTGCTCTGCGCATTGCGGTATGAATAGCGAATCTAGCCAACTCAGCAATAGGCATTTTGGTGTAACCAACATTCGCCAGTATTAAATCTAGCTCCCTGTCGCTGCACCGCGTGTCTCTGTGATCGCTCTCACCAATGACACCGATACGCTTTAATGTTCTGTGCGCCTTCCGATACACTTCGAGGTCGTAGTCTAATTCCCACATATCTTTAGCAGTAGATAGGATCACCCCAAGTTGAATCATCTCGCCCATCACCGTAGACGGGTGTCTACCTCTGCCTATGGCGTAGTCCATAATAGCCTTGGTAGTTAGGTCTTTTAACTTTAAACGGCCCAGAGATGAGCGTCTGAGGTACTCTATGTGATCGCTCTTAGTCCGACCCCACTTTTGTATAGGCCACAACTCAGATGAGTACCTGCGGCACAGCAACCCGAAATTTGTTTCTTCTTGGCAATACTCGCCACGCTCAATAGCGGCCTCAGTGTCTCTGGCCCACGCTTTGGCATCTTCTTTAAGGGTGAATGTCTTAGATATTGGCTTCTTCAGGTCAACGCGCCTTATTTGTGCCATGTGTCTGATAACACCTTTTGACGTCTTTTTCTTTGTAAATGTTGCCATGCTAAACTCGCCCTATAAGTTGACTGTTTCTACAACAGTTTATTTATGTTTTTTATCTCAAAATTGCAACCTGAGTCACATCTTGAAAGGGCAGTGTACCGTTTTACCCCGATCTGTAAAGGCAAGGACATGGAGCAGCATGGAGTTAAGTGCTTGAAAACAAAGAGAATTATTTCGGTTGCGCCGATGATGGCTTGTACAATACCCCTTATAAATCAATGACTTACAAGCTAAATAGCAAATAAGTCACATTTTTTTAAATAGGGCTAAATAATTTACCAAATTCTTTAGCTTTTTCTGCCCTTTCCACCGCTTCTGGGTCATCCTCGTCGTACAAAAGAGGCTTCACCACAGGGTCAACAAGGTTGCTCACCGGACTCACTATAGAAGGTGCAGTGAATCTGCTAAGACCCTCGTTGGCAGGATCGTACTGCAACCGAATCAGATTAACAGGGTTCAAGTAGTCGAGGGTTTCTGCGCCAGTTTCAATCACCCCTTGTACAGCGTTGCCAAACGAAGGGAGCATTGTTGAAAGCGTGTGATCCCGCAAAGCCTTTGAGGCTCTTGGCGCGTGTTTGCGCTCACGGGGACTCATCGTATTTCTGGCATCCCGCTCCGCGTAGATCGCATCGTAGTTCTTTTCGCCTGTGTCCGGTTCGGCTGCGGCGGCTGATCCAGCAAAACCGGCGGTTATTGTGCCTGCTGCTATTTCTGCCTTGTACTTCTCTACTCCATCGAGCCATTTCTGGTCAGCAACTTCATACCCATCTTTCCGTATGTTCATCGCCACAATTGCCTGGTCGTGAGTCATTAGCTTCCCAGACCGAGTTTTCGTGTTCCTGTACCTTTTATAGCTTTCGGGAAAGAAAACCTCAAAAGGCAGAGATTGCTCAAGACCGCCGTTATCGTCACCAGGCATTCTATGTGAGTAGCTGTCGTGGTAATCGATTGGCTCGATACCCTTCGATGCGTCCACATTGTATGTGCTGATGCCTGAGTCCCCATAATTTGCTCCTGCAAGTTCAGGGTCTTCGACTGCTTTGACCATCTCTTCGTAGCTAGGGAACCCTCGATCTCGATAGTGCGCTTTTTTCATAGTCGTTGTTAAGACTGTTCTCAGAGCGCCATGCTGGGGGTAGCCGTCTTTACCCATAATCTGGCTCATAGCTTCTGGGTGATCGAGTCCGACCCAATCTTTCATCGGATATGAAACAACTGTTGTCCCGTCTTTTTTCTTAGTGGTCTTTTTAAACGCTCTCACTTCTTCATCAAACTTTTTGACATCTGCAAGGTCTAGCTTTTGAAGTGCAGGTATTTGCTGAAACATCCCCTGTGCAATTGGCGTACTGAAATTGACAGAGTCCTCGCCCATAGCGTTATAAACACCAACGACATCGTTTTGAGTGGCTTCCGCAGCGTCCACTAATTTAGCGTGTTGGCCTTGAGCAATACCTTCTGCCGATGCCCACCCGCCGTTTTGACGGGTAAACTTCTTACCGGCCTGAACGTCAACGTCTACTTTTTGACCACCGACCTGCGTCAAGTGTCCAAGGTCACTTCTGTCTCCGCGAACAGGCGCTATTGTTTTACCCTGCAAATCTTCTGGCGTTATTATTTTTCTTGGTGGTAGTTCAGTTGGGTTAAAGATCGTCTCAAAACCGTTTGCGTAGGCTTTTCGCTCTCTGTCAGCAAAAGCCTCATTTTCTTTCATCAGCTTGTTGTACTTATTAGTTGCGAGTTTTATCGCTCTTGGATTGTTGATCGAATCAGCCTTTAACATGCCCAGGTCTATTATTCGCTGACCAATGTGGATCGCGTTTGCAACTGGGCCAGCTTCTGCATCCTGGGGAGCCAAGGCTGAAGCGGTAAACACAGCACCCAACGCAGTAGTACCCACGCTGGCTAACAGGTTGTCGCTTTCACCATCATTAAACTGAGCATATTTCGACCGCACGTTTGAAGGGTCTAATGATATGTACGAATTAGGGTCTTGTTGGTATTTCGGGTTATCAAAGACCCCGTTTAGTTCGGTCATTAACGCATCACGTTTTTTCGTTTCCGCAGAGGTTGTGAAGTCTAAAGGGTTATAACTGATGTAATTTTCTATTTGCTCTTGGGTAGCGTTCATGGGGGGTGCTTCTTTTTTCGGCATACGCGCCCGAACACCATCGTCAATAGCTTTTACTTGCTCTCGTAACTCTGCCGACCTTGCATCACCCGCTTTTGTTATGCCCGCACCTGATCCGTAGTTATTTTCAACTTCGTTCAGATATTTTATAGAGTTGTAGCCCTTGCCTTTAATTATGTTTCTGGCTTCATCTAGCATCATCCTGTTCTCAGGACTTTGAAGAAAATCTTCTCCCATCTCTGCATACAACTGATCTATTTCTTCAAGAATGTTGTTGATCAGGAATTGATCATCATCGCTATTAAACGCTTTGTTATGACGTAGACCCTCAAAAACTTGATTGCTGTTACTCCAATCTCCAACGTCTGACATCTCTAGCGATTTGCCTAAACGCGCTTTTACAGGAATTATGTTTGCGCCTTCTCTAAAATTATCTCCTGAGTAGCGGCTTCCAGAACCTCGCGTGTCTTTCAAACGGTTGTTAGCTTGCTGATCTGTGCCTAAGTGAATACCCAAATCCACTTTGTCAGGGTCAACAGAATCAAAATCCGAGTGCGTCCCGTGATACAAATCTTCCGTGTACCCTTGATCCTGCGCCCTCTCCATACGGCGGGCCACGCTATTCTTTAAACTACCAGCGACGATATCAAATACAGATTTAGCCCCCATTAATTACTCCGCTAATGTTGTAGGTTTTTGACTTTCTGGTCTTGTCATATCTGTAAGAACTGCGTTTTGCTGCGCCTGTTTTTCTAGGCGCTGTCTCTCGTAATCGTTAATGTCAGCTTCAGCCGCATCTATTGCCTGATACTGTTCTGGCTGCTCTTGTGACTGCGCCAGCGGTAACGCTGCCCCTGGAGGCGTTAACGAGCTAAGAGAAGGCATCGCGTCAAACACTTGAGTGCCTCCGCGAAGCTGACCAGCTACTGGATTAGATATGCCAGCCTGTGACATAACACTTTGCATACCACCCGTAGCGTCTTGATAATTACTAGGGCGAGTCTCTTTAAATTCGTTATGTTTAGCTAAAAGATATTTGGATTCCTTGTCAGGATCGTCCATACCAAAAAGAGGCTTGGTAAGTACGTTGTTGGCAAGTTTATCAGCGGCACCTGTTATTAACTTTAATAAATCACTCATTCTTCTAGCACCCCATTCCCTTCATTTTTACTGAAGTCACCGAAACCATCTGACCAAGCATCAAACACATTTTGAAAACCGTTGTTTATGGCAATTCTTTTACCCGCAGCTTTCCACTTTTTAACAGCGACCTTTGACGCATCAACGGGGGCGTTACGCAGCCAACCTGTGAAAGCATCTGACTGGATACCCTTAGATGCCATATACTGAGTGAACACATAAAGTGAGCCAGCAATTGCAGGAACAACGTCACCTGACGCTAGAGACGCTACGGCTGTACCAGCACCGGCGAGAGCCTCCCCTGCTTGTAGCTGAGTGCCAGAGTTGGAGTTGTTTACCATGCGCTCTACATCGCGGGTACTTTCCGCAAACGTCCTCATGTCAGCCAAAATAATCCTAGAGTCTTGATTAAGAAATATCTCTTGAGCCTCATCTGACATCTTTGATGATTGAGTCAACACCCGTGACGGAGACAACTGGTCACCAGCGGCGTTTTGGTTACGGCTAGTTGCTTGGCCTATGTCATCAAACATGCTTGACGCAACAGCGTTAAAATCGCCTTCTTCTAAAACACCTGAGTCCCTCAAATCTGCTGCGGTTTGCGGTTTGTTCATCAGGCCGCTAACTCTTTTGGTCGCCTCTGCGGGGTCAACCCAGCTTCCATTATTCATCATCAGAGGTTCGACAAACTTCTCTTGAACATCCATACCTGCTTTATAATGGTCGTTAAACTTTCGGGCCACATCACCGATAGCGCCGCCCATAGAATCTGCCGCTGCAAACTTATCTTTTGTCATAGCCTTGTAGATTTGTTTCAACTCGCCTTGAGTAACATCGCCAATAGACTCATTGTTTTTTAGCATCCCACCAATGCGAGTACGCAATGCACTCAACGCTTCATACGAAAGCTGACCGTTCTGAGCCTCAAACGCGCCAGACAAAGCCTGGGGATACGAATTTTGTATTAGCTTTTGGAAAGCTGGATCATTTTTAAATGCATCTGCGTACTGCTTTAGAAGGGTCACAGTTTCATCCGCGCTGACCATTGTCCCTGGTGGGATCATCTCAGCCAGTTCATCCGACAATGTTTGCGATGTGTCAATAAACTGTTTTTGGTAGCTTTGACCTCTTTGAATTAAATCCATACCAGCACTTGTTGGTGTTTGCTTACCACCAAGCGAAGTCTGAAAGTCATCAACCATACGACCAAAACCATCAAGCATCTCGTCGTAACGCTTCTGCCAAGCATCAACAGTAACCATAGACTTTTGCTGCACAGCGTCGAGGATACCGATCATCTTATTACCCACCACTCCCGCTGTAGGTGCAATATCGTACTTATTTAAAACATCTTGTATTCTATCGTTAGTAGACGACAAAAAATCGCGCACTGGTGGAGATATTTTACTACCAACTTTCTTCAGTGCTTCTGGGATAGGTAACGAGTTCCAAACGAAATCAACGGTTGAGTCATACATCCGATCTCCAAAATCTCTGGAGTCAGTGCCGCCAAGCGCACCGCGCACTGCCATATCGTAACCTTCACCAGCCAGTGTCGCTCCAAGTCCAGCCGCTGGGAACACACCTGGCCCACTGACTGATGCCGGTAATGTCGCTAATGCGCCACCAGCAACCTCTGGGATAAAACCAAAGTTCTCAGCGAGGTCACCTGTTATTGTGTCCATCCGCAGAAAACCTTCAGGGTTATATATAGTGGGCCTTCCCTCTTCACGATCAAAGTATGCGTAGTTGTCATCACCTACAGGCATTGCTTCTGGATAGTGCTTCCTGAGATTCGTAAGTTTATCACCTTCATCCGAAGCACCGACCAACATGCGAGTGGTCATCGGCGCACCCTTGTCACTCAGACTGTCGCGGGGTGTGTTTGCGGGGTTGTAGTCCGATGACATGCGCCTCGCTTTTTCAGCGTAAGCAGCAGCCAGTTCGTGATTGTTGTTAGACGCAGCGGCATCCATTGAGGATAAAAGTTGTTTTAGGTTGTCCATTATTGATTCGCCTCCAACCGCTTTATGCGTTCTTCTAAACTGAAATCATCTAGCTGCGTGAAATCAAAAGTTCCGGCCTGTCCACCAGAAACATCTGTTGGCACAGCGAGTCCAGGGGTTGGTCTTCTAATCAATGGAGGCGCTTCGTTTATAACTTGTGGATATCGCGGATCTTCCGAACCAAACTCTGGTATTTCTAAACTTTTCCCAAGGAAGTTGTTGACCATTCCCTCATCACCATAGCCCAACATATCCATATTACTAATCGCGTCTTTACGGTATCGCTTGTATGACTTTGCATAGGTTTGCATTATCTCAGTCGCGTACTTTTTCATTTGCTCACGAACTGGTGGAGGTAGAATTGCTCCCTCCGCATACTGACTTTGAAGATTTTTCATTTTATCCCAAATGCCTCCTGCGTTCGCTGCGACTTGGAACTCGCTGTCTCTAACCACAGATCGAGGATCAAGAGATTTCATAAAACTAAAGATTGCGGCAACGTCACCCACACCGCCAAAATCCCCAGATAGAGCAGTCATCATTCGACTATAATTCCCATAAGCCTCTGCGGTTCCTTCAGCCAACTTTTTAAAATTAGTGCCGTAACCTTCAAACTTTGAAAACAAAGCACTTGAAATAATTCTGTTAGACCCATCGTTGATCGGGAAAGCCTTTTGCTGTTGAACGTCAAACATGTTTTGCAATTGGCTCTGCGACTCAGGTGTCCTATCGTTGTACATATCAAGAAGATTGTTAGCTAATGCAAACTCTCTTAACGATTTCTGCTCTGGGCTTTGTGGTTGATTCATATCAAAGGCTTGTTTTCGACGGGTCATTGAGTTGCTATACATTGTCTCCGCTCGTCCAAGTCTAGCGTCACGGGCGTTAACTAGCTTCTGGTACATACCAACCCTAAGAGCGTCAGCCTCCTTCATAGCGGTTTTATAACCTGCGTCCAAACGTGCGGAGGGGTCATATTTACTGGTGTCTTCACCACTAAGCCAAAAGAGCGGCGACATAAACAGGCGGCCAGCATCTGCAAGAGTATCGCCAATTCTAAAAAGAGGGCTTTCTTTTTTTCTCAGATACTCTGCTTCAACCCTCGCAGCTTCTCTGTCAGCCTTCTCAGTGTAATGTTCAACTAACGATCTGCTTGGAGTTACCATTTCGTTTGGGTTGGTGGGATGCTGTTGAAAGCCTGCACCGCTTAAAAACGGTGCGCTATCCTCGTTACTGTTTATCGCAGGCAGATTATCAATTTCGCCAGAGACAAAATTTAACGGGTTGCCGTTTTCATCATAATCGCCGTAGGTGTCCAACATTCCTTGCGTGGTGCTACGACCAAAAAGCGAGTCAAAATATGGATTAGCCATTTTTATATTTACCTGAAATTTTTAACATTAACCGAAAGACATGCCAATAGAACTGCTGCTGCCTTTGCTGCTTGCTGTTGCAGTGCTGAGATTATTAGGCGCACCCACAACGCTGTTGTAGAAATTCAGGGAGTTGTATGGAGCCATGCCCTGTTGGTACTGATTACCAAGCAGTTGCTGATCGTATGCGCGTTGCTGATCACCAGCGCCCGCCGCCATGCCGATGCCTGTGTTCATCATTCCTTGACCCGCCTGCATGTTACTCACGCCCTGCGCTCCAAGGTTCTGAGCCATACCGGCACCGAACTGTTGGTTCTGCAAGTTGGTGTTGAAAGCATTTGCACCAACACCTGTACCGAACTGCCGCGCTGAGTTGTATGCGCCTTGATTTCCCATAGCCGCCTGCTGGCTTCGACCAAGGTTGCCTTGTAACTGTGAGGCACCGATATTGTACCCCTGGCTCTGCGCTGAATTTTGAGCGCCTGCATTAAACTGGTTAGTACCTTGAGAAAGCTGCGCGTTTTGTGTGGCCCTACCGGCCTCAATACCAAGACCTTGATTGTAAGCGTTGCCTCTAATAGAAGCTGAAGCGTCAGCAATTCTGTCTGCCGCCCTCTGTCCCGCACCGAAGTCCAGTTTTTGCTTCATCGAAGAACCCATGTTGCCGCCACCGATAGCCGCAGATGCGTTGCCAGTCAGTTCGTTTTCCCGAAGGTTACGAGTGATGTCTCTGCTTACGGCGTCAACCTGCCCATCAATAACAGAGTTATTCATGTAGCTGTTAAGGTTGCCGGTGTTGATTCCCTGGTTCTGCGCCATGCCGCTTTGAGCAGCCATGCCACCCATTCGCCCAGCCATATTATAATCAGCGCCGCCGCCCTGGGCAGCGTTCACATTCATCGTGCCGCCCGCGTACTGGTTACCAGTTCCCAACGCCGTCCCAATGCCTTGGCCCGCGTTACCGCCCATTGCCTGACCCGCGTAATTCATCGCAGCACCAGAGCCTTGGGTCAGACCGCTGCCTTGCGCCATCAAATTAGCGCCAGCGCCCGCCTGCATTTGGCCGCCTTGGTTTGCCATGCCCATTGCATTTAGTTGCGTTTGGTTTAGACCAGCAACGCCCTCAACGGGCATACCGCCTTGGTTGTTTAGCGCCCGTGCCTGGTTCCGTATATCGGCTAAGTACGGAGCCTGTGCGCGATCAACATATGTGTTCGCGCTGCTATTAGATGAACTTTTGCTTTTTGAACCTGAAAAACCAAACATGATAATTGTTTCCTATGCTATTTTTACCCAACCGCCGGTGTCGTAGTAATAAAGACCACGGCCATTGTTTGGATTCCAAGATGTGCCATCTGCAAATACGATTTGCCCAATCTGCGGCTTCGTAGGTGCGGCTGTTAAAACGGGTAAGGTGGTTGTTTGCGATGAAGTTGTGAAAGCATTTGAGACTCGTATGAGTTCGTTGCTAATCCATGTTCGCAAATCCGGTACGGTTGTCGCCTGTGAGTTTGTTGGTATAAAACTCATCGACTAGCAACCTCATTAATATCGATATCGAGACCAGTCACGCGCCAGTAGTCCGATGCACTTTGGCTTTCTATTCTCAGAGCAAAATAGCGGCCAGACGCCCTAACATCTATCTTATGGTCTGCCTCAATATTATACTGCGTTGTGGACTGCCAGGCGACACCATCCTGTGGTGAATTAGAAACACCAACGGATATGTTGACAAATCCCTGGCCCTCTATCTGCGGCATAATGCCGTTGATCTGTTTAATGTTATTCGTGGCTTTTTGGATTACAGAGTCTAAATCTATTTTTGTAGCCTCTACAAAAGAGCTAACCGCATTGCCTGCTGCCCCGTGAGTTTTGTTCAACTCAAAAATTCGTGACGCCTGATAGCCAGCCCCAAAGATCGTAAGGCTGCTTGCCTCAGTGGTCAGAGATGAGTTAGACCAAAAGTCAGAGGACTGACCCCAGGTTCCAACTGCATCATCCCAGCCGCCTTCGGGGTTAAGTGCCTCCGATACCGCCAAGGCTCGTAGATTAGGTAGGTCGATAAAAGTGAATGCGTCCTGCGCCCAGTTGTAAACAAGTGCGCGGTTAGCTGTCTGACTATCTGCCGCATCTGAATCTGCGTAACAAATCATCACTTCCGATCTGTCGTTAATAGTCTGGCAATAAACGCTGCGAGTGTCTGCGATATCGTTGAAGAAAGTTTGACGAACCCGCTTGTCTACAATTGATCTTTTCTGGTTGCCGTCGTGGATGTATACGTCATTGTGTCCAACCACCAGGTGTTTGTTGAAGAAAGACGCTACCGCACCTCTGTTAATGATTCCGTCATCTGCAAACACTTCTCGGAAACTAAACACAAAAGGTGCGCCGACAAAGTCCATAGCAAAAACGCCACGCTCTGCGTAAATGATCTGCGTGTTGTTCAACGTCAGTTGATCGACAAGTTCACCATTGTTACCGGACAGTACATTCTCTCCGGCTAGGTTAGTTGTAGATGCGATGTTGTAATCAGTAGGCACAGATGTTGGGTCATACGCATCTGACCATCTGACGGTGTACGGGTACTTGTTAGAACCCTGCTCGTAGCCAGCCATAATCAAGAAAGACTTGTATGGTTTCATATTGCTGGTTATCACGCCAGAGGGCCACGCGGGGAGGTCGGCAAACCTAGTGCCGTTTGGCAACATGTACTGCGGGGCTTGTGCGCCGTTGTTAAACATCACCGCAACACCAAGCTGCTCAGACTGCCAGCGAGGGGAGTTACTGTAGTTTGTTGAGTCTGATGTCTTCGTGACATTTGTCATGGTGCTACCATCAAAGCGGTAAAGCTTTTGCAGCGAGCCTATGACCAGGGTGTTGCTGCCTGCGTAAAGCCAACCCTGAACATGCGTAGGCGCAACAGGTGTTGTGGTTTTTTCGGAATGCCCCAGGGATTTGCCTAACCGTCCTTCGTGAAAAGACACGTTATTACCGGACGGAAACTGTGTAAGTTCCAAATCGTATGGGTCTTGGTCGGTCACTAAACCGCCAGAACCTATCTGCCTTAGAGGGATATATGCCATTACTTGTTATGCACCACTACGTTATCGACAACATATGTGTCGTTACCAGTTATGTCTGGGGTGTCGTTGCCAGACACGTTTAGGTTGTATACCTGTACGTCCATAATCTCTGCGGTAATGCTCGTAACCTCATCCGCATATTCAACGCCCTGCGCGTTAACGCGGGTCAAGCTGTCGCCAACGGCCAACTGAGTAATCGTCATTTCGGGGTGGATAGCCATTGCAGATTCTGGGCTTATAGCTTTCCAGCCTTCAGATGTTTTAATCGGATGAGATTCTGTGGTCTGTAAGCCATTGATGTTGAAAATCATTCTTTCCGTTTGATCTTGAACCCGTAGCTGCACGACCTCGTTAATCACACCGCTATCGCCAATTACCATGTCGCCCGCATCGATATCAGCTATGCGCTTTGAGGTGAGGTCTTCAAGCATGACCATGCTGTCAGCGAGGAAACAACCGCTGGAACCGCTTACACTGTCAAAGTGGTCGATAGTTACGGTATCGATGACTGAATTATCAGACCCATCTCTTATTGTCGCTGTGACATCGATTCCCGTACCGCTCTGCGCTATCCAGCCGTAAAAACGGATTACGTTACCCGCGAAAACATTTATTGTTTTTTGAGTTCCAAAACTTGAACCTTGATACCCCCATTTATGTGGACTAGTCCCCGACCCAGGCCAGTTTGAGGAAGATGAGAGTTTCACATCCATTGCCGCAAAGTTGAACTGTCCTGACGAAGAGCCAGAAATAGTCACCTTCAACGTGGCATCTTGGGTCATCGTCACACCGTTAGTTAGGTTCGCACCCTCTTCTGACGTTGAAATTCCGCTTGTGTCGTTCCACCCAGTTTCAGGATCAATCAATGATCTAACCCAAACCTGAGTACCGCCAACCCACACAGAGTTGATCTCCGTGCTACCGATTCTTATGTCATTAATTTGGGTGCCGCCAATGAATATCGGCATATTAAGTCCTGAAATATATGGTGTTTGTGGTTGAGCCAGTGGCTGATTGAGAGATGCTGTACCCGTCTACCGATCCCGCCGCGCAGCCAGCGGCTGCCGCCAGGATTGTTGCGTTGCTAGGGTTAACCTGTGCGCCAGCGGCAATACCGCTAAGTTTAGAATTTAACGCGCTGGTAAAATTGATCTGCGTTAGTCCACCGTTGCCAACACTATAAGTTGTGTTGACGAACTGTGCGTTAGCAGGCACATCGGTCAACACCCGACTGTTATCTACTTTTCCGTTGAGTGCGCTCTGCATTCCAGTCACGTTGTCTATTGTGTGGTCGTGAGAGTTATTGGCGACTGTTGCCGTTATTGATGCGTTTGCATCTCCACGGATCGAGGCGCTGCCAGTCACATCCCCAGTAAGGGATATTGTTCTTGCAGTAGCCCAGCGACTAGCGGTTGATGCATTACCCGATAGTGCTGCGGTTACCGTCCCTGCTGAGAAGTTTCCTGAAGCGTCACGGGCCACAATTTTACTGGCGGTGTTTGCGCTTGTAGCGTCTGTGGTTGCAGTGACAGCGCCATCAATTGCAGTGTGAGTAGCTGTAAGTGCGCCATCTATGTTTGGAAATGTTGCTCGTATTGTACTTTTGAGCAAACGGATATGATTATCTCCATCCCCCACGTTATCGCTCGACGTTGGATTGGTTACCACCAGACCGCTTATGTATGTAGATGATTCAAGTGCCATGTTACTTTTTCCTCAAAATTATTTATCGCGCTGAACGCCTTTGACCTTTTCTGCGGAGCGCATCGCGCCAAGCCCAAGCATACCCATCAGTACACTTGTTAAAAGGGAGCTATCGACAGCGGGGACGGTGAACCAGATACCAAGTATTGGCGCAAGGATCGTGGCATAGACTAAAGCAAAACAGCATGACCAGCCGACTGCCGGTCGCCATCCAGAAACGAAAAGGCTCTTATGCGCCGCCTCTACCTTGTTAACTTCTAGCTGCGCCAAGCTGGCTTCGTGAGCCTGTTTCGATGCGAGTGTCGATATTTCGTGAGCCAAGGCCGCAGCCTTGTCTTTATCTTTAATTACTTTTCCTAATAGCCCCGTCACGGGGCCAATCAAAGAATTTAAAATGCTCATTCAGACTTACCTAACAACTTCTGTACGCTGTCGCTTTCATAAATTCTTATCGCCATCCAGATACAGGTAAAAAGTGACGCAAGCGGCGGTAACCAGGCGACCATAGTTCCAAGTGCCGTGCTGGCAGCGGCTAAATCAACAGCTTGTTTCGCTTCTTCTGTCATTTTTCGTCCAATTAGTAAGTCCATACGACAGGCGTATCCTCACGAATGTCCAGATGCACAAAAGTCTTGGCGATGCCCACTCCTGTGAACCCTAGCGCCATTGCGTGTCTAACGATTTCGTGACGTTGTTTCCCATTGCTTACCGCAATGTCAGCGGCAATACCCTTGGTGTGACTGCCGCCACCGTTCGGCTTGTTGATTTCCACGCTGTGACTTGGGTCTCTGTAGCCACTCGTAATCGTACAAGCCCAACCCAACACGCCGCGAAGGTGATCTAGCTTGTAGATCAATTCGTCCTCGATGCGGTTCTCTCCAGTTTCCTGACACTTGAACTCATCTCTTGTGAAGTATTTAAAGTCGCTCATTTATAACCACTCACCTAAAACGTGTTGAAGGCTCTGCTCTTCCAAATTGCGAGAGGCATCGCTCTCTTTGATTCTGTATATCGCCGCGTTGACGCCTGTCAATTTCTCAAAAATCACCAAACGCAGAGGTAGTATTACCAACGCAAAAAAATGAACTTCATCCGCGCCATACAACCCTTTTGCTTTCCTAGTACTAAAACGCCAGTAGCGGCTGCCATTTATTGTTTCGACCTGGTTGGTACTTTTGACTTGGCATTTTAGGAAAGAGCCGCAGTGGCTCTCGACCAGTAAGTCGTAAACAGATGGGATATCGGGTGAGGCTATCGCCTTAAAGTGGCGTTGTAGCACAGCGGAAGCTAAATACTCTCCTGCCTGTCCTATTACGTTTGATCGGATTCTCTATTCTACCTTATGTAAGTTAGTTAGCCTAAAATCCCCTAGAAACTAAACGTAGTAAAAATACGGGTCTCGTTTGTATGCTTCGACCAAACGGGGAGTCTCGACTAGGTTACCCACTACATCTGGCCGGAACTTAAACACGGTCACAGCAGCCCTTTTACTTGGCGAGCCAGTCACAGCGTGGGGTACAGAGCCGTTATGGAAATACCATTTATTTTTTTGGTATCGAACTGTCTTGACTACCGGCCCATCCATACAGTCTTTAAAGTGCGTCTCGGCGTCTTCGCCATGAATAACGCAGTTATACGACCACTTGCGAATAGTGTCGGTGTGAAACGGTGCGCTCCCTGTATCGAGGCGTTGTATAGCCACCATCCACTGGTCATCTATCTCTACTGGCAGGTTTTCAATCACCCAGTCCCGCAACACCCGTGGCGTTGTTATGAAGTTAAACGCAGGGTGTGTTTTAACCCCAGGGATTGCACGACTGTCTGTACAACTCCACTCTGTTAGACCAGTAACCATATCGTTGGGGAGTTCGGGCCATGCTTTCTCTTCGTAATAACTACCCTTCAAAACGCGGCGTTGCGTCAAAAAAAGCTGTCTCTTCAGCAAAATACTGAACCATTTTGGTGTAGCAATCAGTAGGTAACCAGTCTTGTACAGGCTCTCTGAACTCGGCGGGAACACCATTGGGGTTCATCTGTATACTTGGGAACGCCGCAGTTACGGGGGTTCCTAACTTGTCGCCAAGAATGCTTCTTGTTACAGCCTCTACGTCTTCCCATCGATATGCCGTTGCTACCTGAGTGTCGCCCATAAAGAAGTAATCCCTATATGAAAACGACTTGTAGTTTGTTGCTGCAAATGATGAGGCGTTTGCAAAAAATGGCCGTGGCGAACTTGCGTATCTCACTAGGTTGCATAGCTGATCAAGAGGGTCTACTGACGCATCTAACGCGCCTGAGTGTCTTGCTAAAAAGAAAGCCGACACCCACCTTTCAAAAGGCTCGCGTATAAAACCAAACGCGGTGTACTCGCTTAGTTCATCTGCTGTTACAACATTTGTGTTCACCAGCACCGCAGGCATAGCGTGATACGCTTTAATCGCAGTAATGTCTTGAGGGGTTGTCAGTGAGTAAACCACATCAGTGCTATCTGTAATGTCTGAATCTAATATAGCCCGTTGGACGCTGTTAGATGCAGTACGCGGAACAGCCACAAATAACAGCTTATGCCTCTTTGATAAATACATTACTCAACTCCGGTTGTGTCTGCGTAACCATCCATTACGGTGGCCCCTGGTGTAAGTCTGCGAATCAGATCCTCTTGCATTGGCCCTACAGTCGGCCCCTTCCAGCGGGCAGCTACAGTTGTAGGTGTAAGGCCATCCTTCCATTTTTGAAAGGCGAGCAGCCCAAAACCGCCGTTCACTACATCACGACCTTTGAAATTGACGCCCGCGCCATGAGTCTCGCCTGTGACTAAAGTCTCAGATGCCTCTCGGTAGGTGGTCTGTTTCAACTGACCTGCGCCATCTACTGCCCAGGTGTCCAAGCGCATCTTGATCACATCAACGTCTGGGTGTCCGTGGATAGGTAAGTTTGGGCAAGGGTGTATCAGGTACAGTTCAACCTGAAACTGACCGCTTCTAAACAAACAAAAAGAGGTGGCGTCGTCGCTTAAATTTACAACTTCGTCTGGTGGTGCAATTGGTCGATTCGCAGCATTCCACCACTCGCAAAACTCGCGCACTGTTTCCCACTGCGGCACCGCGTGGCCCCGCATCGGGTTAGTGCTAAAAACACCCTGCTTTGCCATTTTAATGGTCATTAGCTAACAGCCAATTCTGCTGTTGGGCGCAGTGTTAAATATCGGTCAGCGTACTGCGCTGATAAGTCAGCTTCGTGTGCGCCTTGAAGGTGTTCCAAGAAATCCGACCCGCCCTCGTGATCAAGGCAAAGCTGCAATACTTGCTGCTGGGTGATACCGCTGTAATCGATAAATGAATCAGACAACGTGTCAGTGTTCAGATATGTCATTATTTGACCTTGGCTGTTCACTGCGCGGCGGAAATCAGGATCAAAAAACTCTACCTGCCACAGCACTTTTTTGACGACGTTCTCGCGTCCGTCTTGTTCGGGGATCGTATATAGCTCTAGTATTTTTGCTTCATACTCAATGTTCATCAGTTGTGTCCTCTAATAATGTTTTTGCCAACCCGACTCGTAACTTTGCAGCACGGGTTAATGTTCTCTCTGCCAGTTTTTTAACAGCGGGCAACTCGTCTGCAAAAGGCAACGCTTTCTCCAAAGCGTAAGCAAACATTTCATTACCGTTGGCTGAACCTTTTTCAAACACATCAACGTAATTAAATACGGATGCATTTTCAGCAAGCATTCCGTAGTTCATAGCCATCTGGCCTGACAAAACATTCGCAATAAGTAAATCGCTTTTATGATTCATATGCCTTGGCATACGAAGCCGTTTAGCTGTCTGCAACACCCCCGAATCAGAATCCGGTATTTCGGCCCATCGCGCTGGGTTGATAATAAACACGCTCAAATCCAGGTGCTTTCTACCAATCTGGCTGCCAACAAGCCCGTAGGCTTGGCTGTGTTTTGGGTGATCACTAAACACACCAGCGCGGCCCAGGCAGATGTCATACTCATTTAGCAAATCCCAAGAAGGTAAGTCTCCGCTATTCACGTCCAAAATCACGCCGCTTTTTACTACTAACGCTGTCTTCTCAATATTCTTTAACGCCGTGGCTATAAACCCACCTTCGTATGGCACTACCTTGTAGTCCCAGTCAGGCATGTTTACTTTTACAGAGTTAACTGTCAGCGACGCCAGCTTGTTGCACTCGACCACTAAAACTTCGGGGCGCGACATGCTCAACTCCTATGTACTGATCAAAAAAACTAGTCACATTATCCTGCTGACTGTCTGGGCTTGACGGTATTAGCCCTGAACTATCGCTACTTAAAACTGATTTCAACCGATCTGCTTGAAGAGAGCCTTTGTCTTCTAACGCTCTATATATCGCGGTGTATGTACACCACTCATCGCGCTTGCCGAATAAGTAAACTTTCTTGCCTTTTGCCAGCGCCACAATTCCCATTTCACTGTTTTCACAGCACCCCACTATTCCTGCTCGTTCTAATATCGATTTTCCGCTTTTCTTCTTTTCAATAACATTCTCTGCGCCGTACTTGTGTACCAGGTGTTGATACACAGTTGGCGACGTGAGCGGGTGGCACTTCAGCTTCGCGCCCTGGGCCATTGCTCTTTCGATTTTCGGCCAGTCGGTAACCTTTTCTAATATGTTCGTGCCTGGGAGAAAAATCACAAAGTCGTGGCTGTCGGAAGTAGACCGCAACCGATACTTGTCTTCGTTGTTCTCTGCAATATCCTCAAACAGACGCTCACCAGTTGCGTTAATTTGGGTGTTAGCTGCTTGCTGCATAGTTTGAGATGCGTGTTTTATACTTGCGGCTCTTAGGTAAATAAACTTCGTTAGCAAGTCCGTATAAACGTATCCATGTATCTTGCCGTCGCTGAAGTTGTACCAGAGGTCGTATTCGATCTTTGTACCTCTCCAGGTGCCAGGTAACAGCTTTTTAATCTCAAGTAGTTGGTCGCTTTTCCTGTTTCTTAGTACATTTCCGCTTTTAAAAAAGTGCGCTGCGGAATTACCAAGTTCGTCATTCTCAGCCAGTTTCTTCAAGTCTTTCTTCCAATTTAGCGATCTGCTCTTCAAGTTTAGAGATACGGTCTTCTGTTTCTGAAAAATGCTCCATAATTACATCAAGCGTGTTTTCTAGTTTCCTAGCCATGTCATCCATTAGTCTTCTGTCCACTGTGAGCCATCCCAATACCGGCGATTGTTAGCACCTTGACTGCCTACTTCGGTCTCATTACCCGTTGCTGTAAGTCTTTCGTAAACCACCGTGGACGTATCCCGATTCGTGTTAGTCGATCTACTTGTCCCTGTGTCATTCGCGGTGGTGTTGTTAGTGTCAAAAGTCGTAGTGAACGACGTAGTAGTTGCACGACTAGTGCCTGTGGCGCGAGTAGTGTTAAACGACGTAGTAGTTGCACGACTAGTGCCTGTGGCGCGAGCAGTGTTAAACGACGTGGTGGTTGCTCTGCTGGTGCCTGTGGCCCGCGACGTGTTAAACGACGTGGTGGTTGCTCTGCTGGTGCCAGTAGCTCTCGACGTGTTAAACGCAGTGTTGAACGACGTAGTAGTTGCTCTGCTTGTGCCGCGAGAGGTGCCGCGAGACGTTCCGAACGTAGTGGTGCGAGAGGTTGCGCGAGAGGTTCCGAACGTAGTAGTGCGAGAAGTGCCACGGGTTCTGGCGAGCCTCTTAATTCGGTAATTTGTGGTCGTGACGCCGTAAGTCGCATCATAACTAGAACTGTGTTGAGCGCCCCGCTGGTATGTAAAACCGCCTGCCGTATAGGTAGTGGTGGTTGTTTGAGCCGTCGCCACAGCCGTACCGCCATATGTCCAGGTTGAGAAATCGCCAGAGGTGCTAGACGAACGTACTACCCTGTTACTTGTGCTGTACCCTGGGTAGCTAAGTGCGTGTGTCTGTGTGTTAAACGACGTGCTACGCGACGTGTTAAACGAAGTAGTAAACGACGTGCTACGCGACGTGTTGAACGACGTGGTGAACGACGTGTTGAACGAGGTTGTGGTTGCTCTGCTTGTGCCGCGAGACGTGCCGTAGGTAGTCGTTGTGTTGAACGCTGTAGTCGTAGCCTTGCTAGTGCCGAAGGTAGTCGTGGTGTTAAACGCCGTGGTGGTCGCTCTACTGGTGCCAAAAGTAGTGGTCGTGTTGAACGCTGTCGTAGTCGCGTTGCTCGTACCAAAAGTGGTGGTCGTGTTGAACGCTGTGGTGGTCGCGTTGCTCGTACCAATGCTCGTACTATAAGTCGTTGTGTAGCTGGTCGAAGTGTCAAACGCTGTAACTGTACCAAAAATGGTACTGGTGTCTCTGGTTGTGTCGTAGACAGCATTCCATACAGTGCCTAACGTACCGTTGTTGTTGGCAACCACATAGTTAACGCCATAAAGCGTCCCCTGGTCACCTTTAACAAAAATCTGCGTGGGTTCTTTTAAAGTACCGCTGTCGTTAACTTTGATAGTCATAACGGCCTCTTAAACTACATACCAAACGTGTCCGTTAGCAAAGCCACTGGCGCTTGTTGGCGCTGTCGTGACAACAGATTGTGTTCCTGCGTTGTCTAGCTTAGTTTTTAAGGCAGTAGTAAAGTTCTTCTCTGTCAGGCCGCCATCTCCGACATTGTAAGTAGTGCCTACCCCTGTGACTGTAAAGTTTGGATATGTTCCTGACACAGTCGTTGTTCCTGCGCCCGTGAGCGTTACTGTCTGGTCGGCTTGTGCGGCAGTAGCGTATGCACTTGCGTCTGTTGTGGCCGCTGTGCCTAACCCTAAGTTAGTCCTGGTTGTGCCGACATTGTTGAGATCAGACAGGTTACTAGTCGCTAGTAATGCACCCGACAACGAGGCGTATGCATTCAACCAGGTGCTACCGTCATAGACTTTCATTTCATCTGTCGTGGTGTTGAAGTACAAAGTACCTGCAACAAGTGTGTTGCCATCGTTATCGTTAGAAGGATTTGACGCTTTCTGACCCAAATATCGATCATCGAACGAATCAAAAGCCGCTAATGCGGCATCTCTTGCAGCTTCTGCGGCTGATTGTGCTGTTGTGGCTGATGTTGCGCTGTTTGATGAGGCTGTGGCTGATGAAGCCGAATTTGTCTCTGAACCTGCCGCATTTGTCGCTGAGTTTGCCGCATTTGTCTCTGATGTAGATGCCGCGTTTTTTGATGCAAGTGCAGATGTCTCCGATGCTGATGCTGTTGACGCGCTTGATGCCGCATTATTTTCTGAGGTCAAAGCGTTAGACGCAGAATCTGATGCTTCTGACGCTTTGGTAGTCGCAGTTGAGGCCGATCCAGAGGCAGAAGTTGCGCTTGCTTCCGCATTATTTTTCGCGGTTAAAGCTGTGGAAGCGTTTGTCGCAACATTTGATTCTGACGATGCCGCATTGGTGGCCGCTGTCTCGGCATCTGTTTTCGCTGACTCAGCCAAATTCTTAGATGCGAGTGCATTTGTTTCCGCGCTTTCAGCATCTGTTTTCGCTGACTCAGCCAGATTCTTGGATGCGAGGGCAGATGACGCTGATGCCGCAGCCGCATTTACACTTGATGTGACAGACGAAAGTGCGCCAGTAGCAGTTGATGCGGATGAGGCTGCATTTGATTCTGATGTGGCTGCCGCGTCTTTTGATTCGAGGGCAGATGCCGCTGATTCCGCAGCCGCGTTTTTGTATTCTAACGCATCGACCTCTGCCGCTTCCTGAACAGTTGTGATTGATATATTCTCGTAAAAACCTGCCATATTTTAGTATCCGTTCCCAACTTCTGGTGTTGCTCCCGAAAACTCGCTGTAACGGAGATGCGCCATCATGCGACTAAAAGCGTTCTGGTATCCTGCTTCCCATCTGCTGTTGTCCGAGCCTAAAAAATTACCTGCTTCTGCAAGCGCACCATATAAATATAGTTCTGGAATAGTTTGCAAAAGGACGTTTGTTTGATCGGAGTCAGTCAGCGCGTCTACCTCGTAGTAATAAACCATCTCCAAGGTGTCGCTTGCCGTAGGTGTTGGCGTGGGAAAAAACAAAAGTTTTCCTGCTTCACGCGCAAAAAACTGGGGTGTCCCAGAGTCTTGCACATATGATCGAAGTTGCGTTCCACTTAGACGCTGTATCGGTCTGTCGTTGTAGAAAACATCTTTCACTTCTAAGAAATCAGAAGGGATCGTAGACTTACCTTCTGAGTCTATAGTCACTATGACCTTTTTTTCTATCGTTGGTATCCGAACTTCATGTGCTATTCGACTTTCTACCAACCGAATAAAATCTGGTATTTCCGTTGCTAGGTCGGTTCTATTTAACCAATTAGCAATTGAGGCTTTGAGGCCGTTATAAGTAGTCATACTCATAGTCTGCCGCCGCCTGTGCGTAAATAAGCGTACTCTGGTGAGTTCAGCTTTTTCTTCATTCTCGCCAGGTCTTCTTTATTCGGAGACATGACGTTTATACCTTCTTGCATCCACTCAACAGTCACCACATCAGGTATGGTCGCTACGCGAACCAAGTCGCCCATGCGCTGACCTTCAGCCTGTTCTCTGGCCTTTTTATTGGCTTCAAGAATTCCGCTAACGTCTTGACTGTGGCTTATGTGGATTTTGTCATCGCTCTGATCGTGTTGAACATTTGCGATCATTTCGCCAGTTGAGAAACCAGGCATTTGTAACCTCCCTAAATAAATAAAAGGATGGCCCCGAAGGGCCACCCAGTTTTATTGCTTTAAGCAGTTAGCGCGTTGATAAGACCTGACGCTTTGTCATTTTCACAAACCAAAGTTTGCTCAGTGATCATTTGCTTTTTCTCGCTGTCGCCGTTACGGGCGAGGTTGATAGTCTGCATTGGACGCAGAACTGCGCGTGACCAATATTCGGTATCAAGTACCAAACAAGAGTTGGCTTGGAGGAAGCGATTTGGAACCACTGAACACTCGCCAAATGGCGACACATATAAATCCACGCTATTCACTAGCTTGGTGCCAGTGCTGAAGTCACGCTCACGGCCTGCTGAAGCAGCAAAGTTAGCTACTACTACGGAGTGAGATGGAGTCACCTGAATCTGGTTAGGATCGCCACCAGCTTCATATACAGACTGCAAAGTACCCAACAGTAATGCTTCGCTGAATGCTCGGTTGCTTCCTGCGGTGTTGGTTGTCGCTGCGTTGATCTGGTTCTGAGCAGAGGTTAGCTGACGAGCAGTAGTTGCGTTACCGGCAGTACCTGTCTGTCCAGCGCCAACGAATGCGTGTTCGATATCTCGACGCATTTCCTTGCCTTTCATGGCCACGTTCATCGCCAGGTCAGAATCACGACCGTGCTTCTCTACAGCTTCAGAAGTTCCTGAAGACTGAACTACCTTGGTGAAAATCTGCGTGTTAGCAGTTTTCATGGTGGTAGTGTTGTTAGCTGCTGCGCCCGCATCCGCGCCTTCAACTGCGGCGTTAGCGCCTACAGCAGCAAGCTCTGATGTCTGCCACTGGTGTAGCGTGGCTGATGCTGTGCCTGTTCCGATTGAAGAAGTAAAGGGCGTCAAAGTAGGAGATATATCGTAAATTATATCCTCAATATCTTGTTTTAGACCGACCTGGTCGTAAGTTTTTAAAGTGTTAGCTACTACTGGCATGATTATTTACCTAAAAGTTAAGTTTTGTTCAAGAGGGCTTGAACAGCATCTTCCATAGAGCCAGAATTTTTTAGACGTTGACGCGACTTGCGATAGTTGTCCTTTTTTCCTAAATCTTTTGGTTCTGCTTTCTTGCCCGATAAAGTTTTTTTCGGTGTCGCTTTTACTTTCTTTTGCGTAACCGATTTCGCCTGATCAAACTTCATAGCTTTGTACAATGCCGTAATCATTCGGTGGTCGTGGGTCTCGTTGAATTCTTCAGAGGTCACGCCTAACGACTTTGTTGCGTACTCACCAATTGAGTAGTACAAGTCATTATTCCAATTAGGGATTGTTGATTTGAGTACAGTCAGGCTTTCTTTGGCACTTTCTTTTGCTGCCGCCTGTTGCTGTTTTTCAGAACGCTGTTGATGCTCGTTAGCCTGTGCGCGAATAAAATCGTGCGTTTGCTTCGTTTGCTCAAACATAGCCTTCGCTTGCTTGTATTGATCGGGGTTGTCCACTGCGGCTTGTTCCCAATTCACGTTATCGAACCGTGATAGGTCTGCTCCAGCAGCGGTCAAGAGGGCGCTCAATGAGGATTCGTAAGTAGCCGTTTGTTCTTCGGCGGCTTTACGCTGTTCGGCAACAGATTGCGTCTTCTTGGTGTAATCAGCCTGTCGCATGTAACCAAGTTTAATCTCTTCAACCGATACGGACTCGCCGTCGATCTCGATATTGCCTTCGGTTATATATTCAGGTGCGGCTTCTGGTTCATCTTCAGATTCTTCAGTTGGGTCTTCGACCTCATCAGATTCTTCTGACTCTTCTTCAACTTCCTGCGACTCTTCGATCACTTCATCGGTAGTCTCTTCGACCACCTCTTGCTCTTCTTCAGGTACTTCGGTTTGTTCCTCTGGCGAGGACTCCATCGCAGCCGTTAGTCTAGCAATAATGTCGTTACCACTTGATTCAGTTGAGTCCTGTGCGGTTTGCTCGTCTGACATGGTTATTCTCCTAGTTTACACCTGTTCCTGTGTCTTCGTTAGTTCATATTTATTGACCATGCCTGCAAGCTGCTGCACAAAGACCTGACCGGCCTTAAACATGTTGTATAAACGCTCCCTCTCAGCATCTGCTTCTGGGGGCGTAGCTAAAATTTGATCAACAATTTGCGCGTTCATCGTTTCAAAAGCTTTGTTGAAAACAACGCTTCCTAACATTTCAGTTGCGGCGTTGGCTTCGGTAGCCAGGTCGCCTGGTTCTGCATCATTCATCGGGTAACTCCACAGTTGTGGTTGGTTTAGGTTTGATTTTTGCCATACGCCCCCGCGAAGGGGCTTTGGGCATTGCCGTGTCTTTATCTAGCTTTCCGTCTTTCCACTTTTGAAATTCATCAAACGCCTGCTTTCGCGTTTTTTTCTTTGCATATTTTTTGTCGTTAGCCTTTTTTATAAAAGCATCGAACCTGTTCGCATCTTCCGTCATTAGCCAATACTCACGTTGCGTTTTTGTTCAGTTTCAAGTTGCAATTCTGCTTCTGACATCTCCATGTCGTGAGTCTGCTTCTCAACGTCCAACATCAACCGGCTCTCTGTCTCTTCCTGGTTGTGCTGCATGTTCTCCATCTCAATGAGCATCTTGTTCTGCTCTTTCATCACATCGAGTTCTAACTGGCCTTCCAGAACGGCAACCTGTCGTGCAGTCATACCCGCGTTGAACTTCTCAACTTCTGCCTGCTTGGCTGCGGCCTCTTCCTGCTGCTGCTGCATCATCTGCTGCTGCTCTTGGAACTCTGGGCTATTTGGATCGAACAGGTACATGCCGCCAGACTTAATGTTCAGCAACTCATATGCGCGACTCAGCAGCGCATGTCGCTGCGGCGCGTTGTACATACCGCCCACATTGGGATCGTTGGGGTTCATCGTGAACTGCTGATCAAGTGACAACAGTAGCTGGGCTTCTCTCGCCTGCTCATCGGGCGTTAGGGCCACGGCGACAGACATCTCGGTACGGTCACCTAAGAACTGCGGGTTAACAGGGACAAACTGGCCGTCTAGCTGAATCATCTTTTCCTGGGACTCGTTCTCCACCGCTAGGCGGTAGATGTCGTGCATCAGGGGCTTTAAGAAGTTCTCAGCTAAGTTGCGGGCCATGACCATGATTCTGCGGTTACTGGCGTTCATAAACTGAGTGATCAGGTCAGAACTGTTCTGCTTACTAACAACAGTGCTGTCCATGCCACGGGCCATACGGCTCATACCGCTACGCGCTTCCTTCTCAGTTTCAAGGTTCTCAATCGCCTGGAAGACGGTGCCTGAGAGGTTAGGCATCGGCATAGGTCTGACAACCGACTCAGGGTTCGGGCTGTTAACGTCGATAACTGCGCCGACCTTATTCTGTAGCAGGTCTCTGGGATTCTTAACCAGGGACAAGTTAGCGATGAACCGTGAGGTGTTAGTCATAAAGGTGTGATCGACCACGCCACGCTTCAAGCTGCTCTGCGTTTTCTGTATATCAAACAGAACATCCGCAAGGCTCATACCGTGGAACCTGTGAGGTAGTGGGAATGGCGTGAAGTACCGAAAAGGCTTCTCGCTGACTATCTCAACGTCCAACATAACTCTGCGGCTGTGAAGTACCTTCAGCACTACGCACTTCTGCAAGTCTTCGCGGTACTTCTTCATGTAACTTTCGTAGATAGTGACGTACTGGCGATCATGGTTGTCGCTGTTATCGTCATCGTGGCGAAACCCATCGACAGCGTCACGGCCTATACGCCCGTCACCCTTCATGTCCTTATCTTCATCCAGCTTGGCGACCAGGTCAGGGTCGTAGCCCTCACTTAATAGCTCACCACGGGTGCGGCTAGTTCTGTGCGAACAGAAATCAGCATCCTCTTCATCCGTAGCGCGAGGGGTTACAAGGAAGTCTTCTGGCGGTATCACCTCAATGCAGATTTTGCTCTTATCTATCTTCCGCAAAAGCTCACCGCTATATAGCATCTGTGGAACCTCGATAACCTGACCACTTTGCGGGTCTTGCATCTGGCCCATCTGCTGCTGCTCGTCATACTCAGTAATCGTTACGGACTCATCAGCCCCAAGCTGGTTAAAGCTGGCCTCATCTAAACCCTCAAAGGTTTCCTCGTCATACTCATAATAATTCTTGTAGTACCGCTTCACGATTCCAGTCTTAGCGACCAGCGCATCGTGAATCACATCGTGCAGAATCTTTGATCCTTTATTCTCACGATAGAAAATGTAGTTAGTCAGCGCCGTAGCCATCTTGGCAGGCAGAAAGTCCTCTGCGGTTTGCGGATCGAAGCGGCACACGTTGCGGTCAGCCGTCATACATTCAAGAAGCATCGCCTTAATAGACTCGACTCCGTCAAAAACGTCCATGCTCACATGCTGTGACCGTCCAGTGCGCTCATTACCCAGCGGCATACCGTAGTAGTAGCTGTGGCCCTTGTCCCGCTGCTCACCGATCTCGCTCTCAGAGTATGAGTCGGCGGCGTTGATCATGTTTTCTAACGAGGCAAGCAACTCGCCTTCGTTTATCTCAGAAGTTATATTCATGGGTCGTATATCCTGACTGTCCGTTGGTTAGTTGCTGTCGCTCGACTGCGTTTTGCCCGTATCGGGTCACTGAGATCGCTGAATACCGCGTGGCATCCATCAAATCGTCAAATTCTTTGTGAATCTTTCCTTTCTTCCGGTGATACCGGCGAAACTCTTCAAACCAAGGCACCAAGTTGCTGAACACCCGCAAACGCCCAGTGCGAAACCTCTCCAACATCTCCATCAGTCCTGGCTCGACGTAGTTGGTGCCGTCAGGGTTGGTAAACTTTCCGATCATCAGCACCCCCGCCTCCAAGTACATCTCCGCTAGAGTTCTGCCGCTGCCCTTCTCTGTGTTGTCGCCGTCATGGGGATAGATGCAGGGGATATCCTTACCCCTGGACTTGATAACAGTTGAGTGGACGGCTGGAATCTCGCCTTCTTTCTTGTAAGCGTCATAAACGTATATGACATCGCTGTCAGGGTCGTAGGCCGTCCAGACACAGGTGGTCGGGTGCGTTATTCCGAAGTCCACAGCGCACAATTTCTTGTAATGCTCCGGTATTTCAAACGGCTCAATCTTTATAGCCTCTTCGGCTATGGGGAAGACCATGCCCTCACCCAGAACGGGTATGCCCTTTGACCGCATATCCCGCTGGTACTCTGGAATAGCCGCTAAAAGCTGGGTCTTAGTCTCTTCAGTGATGTGTGGCGCATCGTTCCATGTGACATTCTGGAGATACTGGCCCTTGTTCGGGTTGTCCATGAACTGACTTACCAGTTCAGTCATGCCGTTCTCTGGCGTTAAAGTACCGACGAGGTAGCCGCCCTTCCCATCGTTGCCAGTGGCAGTCCTCGTTAAACACTGAGGATAAATGGTAGGGTCGGTCGGCTCTTCGTCGATCCAGATATAGTCCTGGCTTGAACCCATCAGGACATGCTGCCCCTGAGTGTAGGACTTAAAACTTACAAGGCTTGTATTACCCGCCGCATGGCGCACCGCCACATCTCTTGGTAAGCGTGGCGTACCCATCGCAGGGGTTACTTGGTAGATAAGCCTTTGAGGTATGAGGCCAGAGCCGTCGAACTTCCCCTCGCCCAAGTACATGCCCAACAATTCTTTAACGATTACATCGCGTAGCTGCTCACCGGACACGCCCAGGCACCATATCTTTGTAGGTCGGGTGAACCTGATCCCCACCCACCAATCTGGATATAAGCCTGTGAGGTGAAATGCTACTTCTGCTGCCTGGGAGGCAGTTTTGCCTACGCGGTTTGCCGCCATCAGCATTCGTTGTTTGTTGTCTTTACCAGCGGCGTAGAAGTCTTCTTGCCAACCGTATGGCTCCCAATACTTCAGACGGTTCTGCGCTTTGTGCAGCTTCACCACGCGGATGGCTTCCGCTATTTTGAGCGCCTTATTTTTTGCGGCCTCATTTTTCAGAAGACCGTCTTTTTTGCGAACCGCTTTTTTTGAAGTCGTTTCTGTCAAAAGTTTACGCCCATCTTTTGCATCGGTGGGTAAACGGTTCCCGCTCGATATCGCGTAGCAAAGTCTTCATCCTCATTGATCCGAATCTGTGCGGCTTGTAACATCGGGACAGACATCTGTTCTGGGTGCGTACTGATAAGCTCGTCATCAGTAAAAGAGTTACGTTGTTGGTGGAGAACCCCTTCGCCTTCACGGACAACGCTTGGCGTATCGTCGGCCAGCCGGTGCATAAATTTAGCGAGTGGCATATTAAAGCGCCCCTATATGTAACGAGATATGTGGGGGCGTAGCGCCCCAGCGAGGTACCTCGATTTTGCGAAGCGCATCTGAAATGGGCGCTTCCCAGGCTATTCGGTTATCAAATGCAACGTCTTTTTGTGATCCGGTGACGTAAGTCATTGATTTATATAGCTTTTTATCCAATGCCGCATTGGACGTTCTATAGCTTGCTTGGATCAATGCCAGCTTCCTTGAGTGATGCGAGTGCAGCATCAACATCGTGATTGACCGTGACATCACCGCTTACGTTAGCATCCACTTCGGTCTTATCCCGCCAACCTGCTCGGTTCTTGAGGAAGAATATGGCTGCGCTTGTGTTGGGTTTGGCTGCATCAGTAGCGGAGTTGAACAGTTGGTTGGTCACGGCGGTGATGCCTTCCTGCTTGCCAGCCTTTATGGTGTCGGCAAATAGGTCATCATCCCGCTTACGCCTGGATATAGTAGACACTGATATGCCAAGGCTTGTAGCTATCTGCTCTTCTGACAGCCCCATCTTTGCTAGGTTGTACAGCTTTTCGTAGTCAATGACCTTAGTGTTAGCCAATGCTGATCGCTCCCGTTAGATGCTTAAAGAGCAGCATTATATTGCATTGTTGGGTGTGGGTTTGTGTCCTAACGATAGTTGACTGTGACGGTTGACTGAATGAGGGGACACAGAATGCTGCTGATATAATGATCAATGCCTACTCAGGCACAGCCAACCCCAGCGGAGCATCCCATTGATCGCAGAAATAACAATGGCGGTGAGCGCCGCCAAGTCAGCACATAGTTTCATCACGAGGGCAGTCGGTGCTGGCCACAGCATTATGGACTTGTCAGATCGTGTCGCTAAGTTTTACGACAGCAGAGACGCTGTCCTGGCTGCTGAAGCTGCCAACAAAACAAAAGCAGGGTTTCTTACCAGTGGTTCAGTCGAGGCTGAAGCGTTGCAGATCGTCACAGCTAAAAAGCAGATAGCTGACTTTGAGCGGGACTTGAGGGAGGTCATACTCTATACCGCAGGCAAAGAGTTCTACACCGACATGCTGCGTGAGCGTCGAGCGATTAAGGATGCCCGCATCAAAGCAGCAAAGTCTAAAGCTGCACGGAAGCAATACCTGATCAACATCGCTGCCATTGCCGGTGCAACACTAGTCATAACAGCCATGATGCCTTTCCTAATCGTGGCCCTTGCCAGGAGCTAAATAGCCTGCACAGGGTGCACAGGGTAAAAAAAGCCACCTGTGCGCCTCAAAGCCGCATAGCCATTGGGTTTCAAGCAAAATGCACAGGGTACAGGTAAAATTGGACATGTTTGGTAGCTGGGGTTTTTATAGCCTTATAGGTTTATATATCTATCTTTT